CGGCAACTTTGCTCCTGATAATAAATATTCTATTACATCAACTGGTAATGGAATAAATGTGGATTTTTCAAAATAAAGAGTTTACCGAAGATAAGATAGAGAAGTACATTGGGTATGTCTATCTTATCACAAACTTAACGAACAATCGAAAGTACATTGGAAAGAAACTTTTCTGGTTCTCTAGGACCCGTGTCATAAAAGGCAAAAAGAAAAAAGATAAAGTACTTTCGGATTGGCAAAAATATTGGTCTTCTTCAGAACACTTGAAGGAAGATGTGCAGACTCTTGGTGAAGACAACTTCACTCGAGAGATTTTGTATTTGTGCTCTACAAAGGGCACTATGTCGTATCTCGAACTACGTGAACAGATTGACCGCCGTGTATTAGAAACGGAAGAATATTACAATGGATTTGTTGGAGGAAAGATACACAAATCACATGTAAAGTTATGACGCATCTACTATTCATAAACGCGCTAGCGCTCTCTATATCGGCAGAGTATTTCGCCATCTTAGGTCTGATGGCAATCTTCTCAGGATCTCCTATCTCTATTGCAGTGATGGGCGTCGTGCTGGGTAGCGCAAAGATAGTAGTTACATCTTGGCTGTATAGGAATTGGAAGAATACGCCGATCATGCTGAAGACTTACTTCTGCACGGCTATAGCAATACTGATGCTCTTAACAAGCATGGGTATATTTGGGTACTTGTCGAAAGCACACCTTGAACATGGCATTTCTCTTGGAGATGTTGGGTCAGAGGTTGCGCTGCTAGATGAGAAAATTAAAATACAAAAGGAAAATATAGATGCAGCTCGTAAAACGCTTACTCAATTGGATTCGCAAGTCTCCGCAGCCCTCGATCGAACCACCGACGCCGCCGGAGCCGATCGTTCAACCAGTATTAGAAGAAGTCAAGGTCGTGAAAGAGCCAGAGCCATTGACGAAATCACCACCGGCCAAAAAGAGATCGCCAAACTCAACGAGGAACGTTCCCCAAAAGCAAACGAACTCCGTAAAGTCGAAGCCGAAGTCGGCCCCATCAAATACATCGCAGCGCTCATCTACGAAGACAGCACCGGCCAAGACACGCTCGAGAAAGCCGTCCGCTGGGTAATCATACTCATTGTCTTTGTATTTGATCCTTTAGCAGTGTTAATGTTCATTGCCTTCAATCAAAGTATAAAGAAAGATCCACTTCCAGAAGTCGAAGAGATTCCTGGAAGTGAGATCAAATTAGATTTTGGCGAAAATCTAATTGTGTTTGACGCGAGTACAGTTGAAAAAGAAAAGTTTACATAATATCATAACTGTGGTATAATGTATCTCTGGATACGTTAAGGTATATTATGTTCACTGATCAAGAAAAAACTGAGTTGCTCCAGTTAAAGAGCAAGATCCTTCAGCATTACAATAAGAAGATGAACGAGTTGAAAGATACTCTACTGACTTCAGTCTTCTATGAAAATTGCATCATCACCGGCGGTTGTATATCATCTCTCTACTTTGGAGAAGAAGTCAATGATATCGACATGTACGCCAAATCACCAAAGCAAATCAAGATAATCAAAGATCTTATAACGCAAATTGGTGAACACATCAAGGAAGTTAAGGGTTACTCCCTTACAGATCCTTCCAATAAGTTAATTACAAACAACGCTATCACTCTAAAGAATGATGTTCAATTCATCACTTTAGGTCCGGCTGACGAATGCCGCTCTAAGTTTGACTTCATACATTGCATGCCTTGGTTTGACATCAAGACACAAAAGCTTTATATCTCTGAATCACAATTCACCTCAATCAAAACGCGCACCTTGTATCACAATGGTCACGGCGAAAAGCTCAAAGAATACAGACTTCAAAAATATCTTGATAAAGGATGGAAATCATCATGGGAACTCAAACAGACTACTTCCAACGTATTGGATACAAACACACTTATGACATTGGTGACAGGCTCAGCGGGAAATGGAACGGTATCCCTTGGGTTGGATCCGTCGGCAATGACAGACTCGTTTCTACGGATGTGGGACCTGAAATAACAATTCATTTAGATCTTCCAATCAAATATGAAGGTGTGATTCATAACATCTTAGTTGTCAAACATGAAGATGTCAAAAGACGAACAAGTAAATCGTAATTGTTATATAATCAATCTATCGTAACTAAAGGTTAACTATGCAAGGAGAAAAACCAGTGGCAGCACTTTTGAGATCTAGCGCAGGCACCAGTGATGAGATGTCGTTTAAGCTTGTAACTACTATTAAAGAAGGTTACATGATTATTACAGACTTTGAAAATTCACTTGAGCGTGTGCCAGTTAGAATATACCCTAATGAGTCTACAGCAAGAGCAAGTGCTGATGGACAACGCATCCTTAAAGTAAAGATTGAGCGTGAACTATGAACATTGATTATAATGACTTTTATCGACTTGAGGTTGAAATTACTCAAGTACCCGATAAGCAACTCTATCAATTGAAGCTTGATCGCTTTGATCGTGTTAAAGAAACTGTGTATCAACGTGAAACATACTTCTTTGAACCAAAAGAACTAAAACAGTTTGTTGACTATATTAATGAGGCGACGAATGGTATCATCTAATTCCTCTATTGATTGGACAAAACTTATGTCTGAAGCAGAACAAGAAAATTATGTAAAGTCTCCTGAATTCAAGGAGTGGTTGATTAGTATTTTAGCTAATGAAGAACTGACAGTCACCTTCACAAAGAAGGATGGCACAGAACGTGAAATGCGATGCACTCGTGCTCCACGCATTATCCCTGCTGATAAAGCACCTAAAGAATCTACGGAAGAAATTGGTAGCGCTTTACCAGTATTTGACTTAGACAAAGCCGATTGGCGCTCATTTATTATCGAAAACGTAAAGAGAATTAAATATGAACTCAAGTAAAATCATGTTCTGGGTACTACTTATTATCTTCTTAGTATTTGTAGGTCCATTCCTTACAATCTGGAGCTTAAATGTACTGTTCCCAGCATTAGCTATTCAATATACTCTTGAAACTTGGGCTGCAGCAATTCTTCTACAACTCGCTCTTCGTCCTAACATCGCGAATTCAAAATGAATCAAATCTCTTCTCCCGCAGACCGCACCAAGATTAAGAAAATGCTTGACGAAATCTCCAACTCGATGACACGTATCGCAGCAGAACGTGATTTGATCAAAGAGACTATCTCTGAACTCTCAAAGGAGTTTGAACTTCCTAAGAAGTATCTGAATCGTATGGCAAAGGTGTACCATAAGCAGAACTTCCAGATCGAGCAAGCCAATCACGAAGAGTTTGAAGACCTGTACACGTCTATCGTGGAAAGTAATACTTAAGTATACAGTGTACAATAATTCGTTGATGGTATATAATACATCTATTGATTGGAGAACATATGGCTACTAAAAATACAGAACCTAAACAAACAGCATCTGAAAAGCGTGCTCAAAAGCGTCGTGAAACAGCAGCTCAAATGGAGCAGGTTTTTGGCACTGGTAAAGGTAGCGCTGAACCTTCACTCAATCCATTGGATTACACACGATCAATGATGCGTGCATTGAACTACTATAACTCCGCTTTTGAAAATAAAGAAAAGCGTAAGTGGTTCATGGCATATGTTGGCAAGAAGTCAACTGAATTCGACTCTCTTCCTGACTGGGACTTCCGTTCAGTTGGCACTGTCATTCGATTGAAGATGCGTGAACAACCTCTCATCGATAAAGACCTTCAGTTCATTGAAGATACAATTGCAGAACTTCGTGTTAAAGCTAAAGGTGATCAGAAAGTCTCTGCACTCAAAGGTGCACCAAAAGTCAAAGAAGAAAAGCCTGTCGTATCTATTCAAGATCGTATTGCAGAAGCAGCATCCACTCACATCGGCGAAATCAACGGATTAATTGACGACTACATTATGAATGATGTTGAAGTCGATGTGGGTTCCTATTTGAAAGCTAACGCTGTTAGCCCACAAGTTTCTAAGCTTATTCCTACAGCATTTGCAAAGACTATTGAAGAATTATCTGAAGCACTTGAAGGAAAAGACAAACAATTGGTTGAAGGTTATTCACACATCAAGAAAACCAAGCTTAAGAAACTGATCAAGTCGCTTGAAGAAATCTCTACAGCATGTGCTCAACAAGCAGTTACAGCTAAAGCAACTCGTAAGCCACGAGCTCGTAAAGAAAAACCAGCATCAGTGTTGGCAGCAAAGGTCAAGTTCATGAAAGATTTTGCAGAACTTGACATTAAGTCTGAACAACCTGTAAAAATTGTAGGTGCTTCTGAATGCTGGATTTACAATACTAAATATAAGAAGTTGCAAGTGTATCGTTCACTCGGTGCACTAAGCATTAAAGGTACTACAATCTTGAACTATGATGTAGCTACATCGGGTGCTAAGACTATACGTAAACCGGAACTCGTTAAGGGTTACGTAGGAATGACTAAGCGTACTCTTGGTTTAGAATTTAAAAACCTCAAAACTAAAGAAGCTGCGGTGAATGGACGAATTAACGAGGAATGTATTATTCTGAAAGTCTTCGGATGAAAAAGTTAATCTTTATTGTTGCTCTTGCAATATCAACTACTGCATGTGCTGGTCCACATGGACACCGCAGTGGACCTCATGGTGGTTGGGGCACTTGGGTTGCGCCTCTTGCAATTGGCGGTCTAATCGGGTATGGAATGTCACAAAGACCTGTACAAATAATACCTCAACATGGTATAATCTATCAATCGCCGATCCCATCGACTCCACCAATGCAACCTGTCTATCAGGAAGTAATCGTGTATCAATCGGATTGTAACTGTTATCAAAAACAATATCGACAAATTGGCTGGCAATAAATGATTCTAATTGATTATTCTCAAGTGTGTGTAGCTGCTATCCTAGCATTTAGTGCAGACTTGAAAAAAGGTGCAGATGGCGATAAGAAAAATCTTATTCGCCACGTAGCTCTTTCTTCTATCAAAGCATATAAGAAAAAGTATCGTAAAGATTATGGTGAAGTAGTAATTGCCTGTGATGGTCGCAACTATTGGCGCAAAGACTACTTCGCAAACTACAAAGGTTTGCGCAAGAAAGCTCGTGAAGAATCTGACCTTGATTGGAAAGTTATCTTTGAAACTCTTGGCGAAATTCGTCAGGATCTTATTGACCACTTTCCTTATAAAGTTATCCATGTCGATAAGTGCGAAGCCGATGACGTCATTGCTATCCTAACTGAATCTACTCAAGAATTCGGTCGTATGGAAGAAGTCATGATTGTTTCTAGCGATAAAGACTTTAAGCAACTTCATGAATATGATAATGTTGCTCAATACAGTCCTATGCTTAAAAAGCAAATCAAAGTAAATAAGAAAGAACTACATGCTTGGATGATTGAACACGTAGTTAAAGGCGACTCTGGTGATGGTATTCCCAACATCATGTCTGCTGATGACGTGTTTATGAAAGGCGAACGCCAAAAGTCTGTAAGTTCTAAACGTCTTCAAGAATTCGTTGACAATGGATTTATTGCATGTAAGACCGACGAAGAACGTCGTAACTGGCAGCGCAATACAACTCTTGTTAACTTCAAACATATTCCTGAAGACATCAAGCAAACTGTTATGGAAGCATTCGAAGTTAAGCCTAAGGCTGACAAGAATGATGTGATGAATTATCTTATTAAACATAAATGCAGAAATCTGCTAAATGAAATTGAAGAATTCTAATGGCAACAAAATACATCATTGAAATATTAAAGGAAGTCAACGAAGATCCTACTGCACTTGCGAAGTATCGCGATAATGCAGCATTGAGATTCGTCTTCCAGTATGCTTTCATTCCAGAACAAAAGTTTGATCTACCTGACGGTGCACCTCCATTTAAACCGGATGCAGCTCCTATTGGTATGACACCTGTAAACTTTACGCAA